CAATAACTCTGACATTTAAAACATTTACATTAACACCAGCACCAGTATCAGGAGTAATTACAGATGATCCTGATTTTACAATTGCTCCTGGTTTTCTAAAAATTTGGTTAGAACTTATTTTCTTCTTTCTAAATAATGCCTTTCTTTGTGCGGCAGACAGATACTCTCCTGTAGATGGATCAACACCAGTTACAAGAATATCTCTATTTGTAAATTTTGCCGCACTTATTCTTGCCATTTACATGCCGTTCTGTTGTTTCTGCTTCAAGTTCTCCTCTTCAATATATTGTTGTAATAGAGTGAGATAAACTTCCCTCTCCCAAGGGATCATATTTTCCAATTCCGTTAATGAATATTTATGATGCTGCATCAAGGCAAAATTTATCTTGTAGTATGACGCAAGATCAGCGTGCGCCATACCTATGCGAAAAAACTAGATAAACCTTCCAATACAACTTCACTTTCAACTTCGGTATTTGGATTTTTTACCGTGATAGTATGAGATAATTTTGGCATTGTATCAAAGAAGTTTTCAATTTCCTTGAACTGTTTAGTATTCAAGTCTTCTATGAATGTAATCATTTCTTTTTTGGTGCAGTCAGATGCACTCCAAGATTCCTCCTCATTATAAATTTGTTCCACACAGGAAGCAATCAATTGGAAAGACTCATCAACACTCATTCCATCTTCAAGACTAAAATTGCTCTTGATAAATTCATCAAGAGAAGGATACTTCATTCTCATTGTTAGATTCTCATCTAACACAATATCTCTCGTATGTTCTGGACTACTCTTAACCTTGATAGCATCAAGATCAATTGTTACTGGAACTTGTGTTTCACCATCATCAGGGCAAGTGATCAAGACTTCAACAGTCTCCCCAACAGACTTTCCTCTAATGTTTAGAAAGAGATACTCAATATCAAAAGTAGACAACTGATCTACTTTGATACCTCTGGAAAGAACACAATTACTAATAACATTTTTGATTGCGTTAGTAATTTGTCTTTGATCTTCAGACTCCATCGCCATAATGAGAACCTTTTCTTCCTTAACCAAAAAAGGTCTATATCTTATCTTTTTATGTGTAGAAGGAATTTCCAACTCATATGTTGGCGTCGCAATCTTTGGTAAAGGCATAATAACCCAAAAAATTCAGTTACAATTATTTATTAGCGATTTACTGATTTGCTTTGAAATTTCCTTCGGGAATCTTAGTTCCTCCTCTATTCACAAGTCTTCCTTGTGTATTAGGTCTTGCTTCCGTCCTCTTACCTTTGTTGTTATTATTTCCTAGAACTTTATTCTTGCTCGCAGTTTTTCCACAAACATAACGCTCATAGTTGAATGCAACACTTACCTTCAATACATCAGAGGCTTCATATGATATTGGAACAGAAGACATATCGATAGGAAATAATCCAACAAAATTATATTCAATTTCTCTATTATAATCCCTATCAAACTTGATAATTTTTGTTTGGTTTGATTTATAGTCATCTGGATACCGCATTCTATAATAATAGGCATTATCATCAGCAGAAACACTGGAACTGGAATCAGATCCAGATGAAATAAACTCCATCCAGTGCTCTAAAAACTTAATCATTCTGTAGTCAGAATCCACATAGAACTCTAACTGCATTCGAGTGAAGATTCTGGTGTGTGCCATCTTTTCCTGCACACCCATAAAATTTCCATTGATATCTGCGGTTGCTAGTGTGCTGCCAGGAATAGATGCGGAGGAACATAGCAGTCCAGCACTATTAGTTATAAATCTCGTATCAACTCCTCTCTCATCTAAGTAAGATGATAAATCACTATTCAGTCCACCAAAGATAACTTGGTAATGTGATGTCTGAGCTAAATTTGTAATAAGTGGTTTGAAATCAGATATCTTTCTTGGTATTGGCACTCTAAATACCTTATACGAGTATTACATTATAAAGTATTTAGATGTCATATAAAGGAAAATACAAACCTTCATATCCAAGAAAATACAAGGGTGACCCAACAAATATAATCTATCGTTCCTTATGGGAAAGGTATTTTATGAGATACTGTGATATGAATACGAACATCTTAGAATGGGGAAGTGAAGAGATTGTAGTTCCATATCAGTCTCCTATTGATAATCGCTACCATAGATATTTTCCAGACTTTTATATCAAGGTGAGGGAGAAGAATGGTAAGATCAAAAAAATGATTATTGAAATCAAACCATATAAACAGTGTATTGAACCCAAAGTTCAGAAAACAAAAACTAAGGGATACATCTATGAAGTTATGGAGTATGCGAAGAATCAGGCAAAGTGGAATGCTGCTAAAGAATGGTGCCTAGACCGTGGTTATGAATTCAAAGTTCTTACAGAAAACGAACTCGGTATTAAGTAATGCCAAGAAAAACTCTAAAACAGAGAAGAAATCCAACAGACGATAGTAGTAATCGTGTGCGTGGTATTGTTGATGCTATGAATGGTATTGAGAATAAAGCAGATATAATGAAAGAAATACAAAGAACACTAACACCTAGCAGTAGTAGAAGTGTTGTTTCTGGTGGTCTTTATACTTTTGTTTATAATGCTAAGACTCCTGGAATCATCTATGATCCTTATCCACTTGTCGGTGTAGAAAGGGTATTTGATTGGGGATTCATCGGAATCAACTTACACTGGGAAGACAGAAGACAATATACCTGGGATCAGATTATTAGTCCCGTCTATGAAATTCAAGAAGAAGAGAGAGTAGATATGGAAAGACTGTCTTATGGTGATTTTTCGCAAAGTCCTTCTAAATAACTAAAAACAACCGTAATGGGTCATAACTCATCTCATAAAAATACAAGAGGAAGTGGTATAAAAGATAGGGGAAATAGAACCCCCTATGTAAATCCAAATCCAACTAGAAATGTCCGTGGTGCTAGTGTTAGTGGTGGTAGTAGCAACAAACCACCAACAACTGCTGATCAGGGAGGAGCAAAACCAACACCAAAAACACCTACAGTTGAAGACACACGAGAAGTAACTAAAAAAGCAGTAAAAATTAGTTCTAAACCCAAACCAGTCAAATCCAGAGAAAAAGTACCGGATAATTTAAGATATCCAGACAAAGCAATACACGAGGATACTGATTATCTTAGAATTGAAATTTTGAAGTATAAGGGTGCAGACTTTACCGATCAAACAGATTTTCTCGTAAAAGGGGTAAATCGGGCATCAACAAATATAAAAAAGACAATAGGAACTATCATACTTCCGATACCCCAAAATATAAAAGACTTAAATGCTGCTGGATGGGGAGAAGATAGTTTGAATAGTATGTCTGCATATGTTGCATCAGCGGCAGGCGGTGTTATGTTTAACGAGGGAGGTTTCGTTGGGAATCTAATCAATGCCGCATTACAAACTGGACAGGACGCAGCAGCAGTCGCAACAGATGGTGCAGGACAAAAAGCTATTCAATCACAATTTACAGCAGCTGCCGCAAACATAGCTGGTGCAAACACTTCGGCAGCAGGTCTTCTTGCAAGAGCTACTGGAGCAATTCTAAATCCAAATAAAGAACTTTTGTTTAATGGTGTAAGTCTTAGAGATTTTTCTTTCGTGTTTGATCTAGCACCAAGAAACTCTACTGAAGCAGGAAAAGTTCTAAGCATAATTAGAACTTTGAAAATAAATATGGCACCAACTACATCAGATATAGAACTAACAAGGAATGGTGAAAGTATTACAGGAAAGGGATTATTCCTAAAATCACCGAATGTATTCCGATTGACTTATATGACTGGTAGTACTGAACATCAATTTTTGAATAAATTCAAGTTGATGGCACTTACAAATATGAGTGTGAACTATACTGGATCTGGAACTTATATGACTTATGGTGATGAGAATAAAACTCCCGTACATATGCAAATGATGCTCAACTTTAAGGAGTTAGATCCAGTATATTCGGAAGACTACGATGGCGTAGGAGGAGTAGGTTACTAAAATGGGTTATTTCAGAGAACTACCAAACTTAGAGTATCAGTCATTTCTTTCTGATAGCATTTCTTCCAAAAGTTATTTGACTGTCAAAAACTTATTCAGAAGAAACAAACTTCGTGATGATCTAAATGGTGTCTTTACTCTCTTCAACAAATACGAGATCCCAGAAGGTTCCAGACCAGAACTCGTAGCAGAAGAGTTCTATGGTAAGGCAGATTTGGATTGGGTCGTTCTGATGACTGCTGGTATTTTGAATGTAAGAGATGAATGGCCATTATCCAACTATCATCTCTATAAGTATGCCGATGAAAAATATGGTTCTGCACTGAATGATATCCACCATTATGAAACCAAAGAAGTCAAGGATTCGAGTGGTAGATTAGTGCTTCCAAAGGAAAAGGTTGTAGACTCTGACTTTACAATTCCAGATCCTAGTGATTATAGTGCTACTCTCAATCCAGTTAGAGGAGTATCAAACTGGGAATATGAAACCAGAGAGAACGATAAGAAGTCTTCCATCTATCTACTGAGAAACGAATATCTTCAACAGTTCCTGAATGATATGAGAGAGATTATGTTGTATGATCGTTCTTCTCAATACGTTTCGGAAGAATTAGCAAGAACCGAGAACACCAGAGTCACTATTCCAAAGTAATTTTAGTTTCTTATCAAACACCATTACATATCGGTGCTTGCGAGATCGATCTCTCCATTCCCCATCATATCCTTTAATACTACCTCGGGAATGCTTTGTTCCGTCTGCAAAATAAAAATCTTTCTTTGGTTCTGATAGACCGCAGTACTTAAAATTGCAAGCCCGATAAATTGTGCCGTGATGATACTCGCTATCAGCGTATGAGATGATCGCTTTGACTTCTGTATCTTTTCTAAGTCTCTTAATCGCCTTTGAAACGAACCAAGAAGTGATATTATACTCTCTCTGCTGAGTATCGGGGTGGATACAGAGTCTTGAGAGTTCGAAGAGACCGTGTTGTTCATTTCTTTCTAATCCAAAGGCACCTTTTGCAATTTCTGGTACAGGGAGTCCAGTGAAGATGCAGATTCCCTGTATACCTCCAATATTTAGAGGCGAAAAATCGTTGTTTTTGTATAAACCGTAATTATAACCAGATTTGAAACCTTTTGATATGTCCTTAAGATAATGATACCGCAGAAGTAAATCTGCGGCATCAGACTTAGTTACACGGTCTATCGTGTAATCAGACTTCATCGACCAAACTTACGATCCATACGAAGTTTGATGTAATACATACCGATGACCCAGAGGGAGAACAGTGCTCCCTCAGCGTAGGACATGGTGTTCCATGCATGAACTGCCTCACCCATATCAGTCCTCTGCCAGTTTGGCGAAATAGGACATTGCATCGTCTTCTTCTTCCTCATAAGCAGAAGAAGGACGAGTGGGTTGCAAAGAGTTCAGATCACTGCGAAGATCTTCGGTGAGTTCGCGGGCAGAACCACGATTGCTCTCTTCTCCTTCAAACTCTTCATCTTGCAGACGGGGAGTGCCCTTGTTACCAAGAACATAATCAAGACGCTTCTTCAAGTCATCATAGGTCTTGAACTGATCAGAAGCAACGAGTTCTGCAAGAGAATACTCACGCTTCCAAATTGCTTCCATTGCCTCATCATCGTCCAGAAGTGCATCAGGACGTGCAAACTCGGAAGAGTCGTAGTTACGATAACCAGCGACGTTCTTTGCCTTCAGTTTGAAGTTAGCACCTGCCCAGAAGTCAAACGGATCGATTGCTTCCTCGTCCTCAAACTCAGGTTGCATTGCAGCAGTGAGT